ATGAAAATTAATGGCAGTACAATTTTTTCAAAGAGAAGTATGGGCAAAGAAAATCCAAGATGCTCTTGAATTAAAATGTAAATTAATTAAGAACTGTACTAGGGAATATGAGGGAGATGCTCAATATGCTAAAACAGTAAGAATCTTAGGTGTTGGAGATCCAATGACTTCTGGTTATCAAGGTAGAGTTGACTATGAAGACATGGAAGATTTAGCACAATGGTTACCTATTGATTTTGCAGAGTATTTTTCATTTAGAGTTGATGATATAGATAAAGCTCAAAGTAAACCAGGATTACCACAAAAATACCAGAAAAAAGCAGTTGATAGATTAGCACAAAGAAGAGATATTAATATAGGAAGATTAGTAGCTGGAAAATGTATTTCAACAATGGAGGAAGCAAAGGCAACATATGCTAAAACAGAAGATGAAGCAGTAGTAATTGGAAAAGATTACTTTATTCCAAAAACTGTTGGTGAAAAGACTATTTATCAAAGAGTTGCAAAACCTAAAACTGCAAATCTTAGTGATTACTATGAAATTACTAATGGAACATATAAAGATGGAGCAGAGAATGTATTAACTGCAATAGGAAAAACTCAAGCAGCTATTAAAAATGCAATTGATGATGCAATTGTAGCATTGAGATTAAGAAACTTTGAAGGTGATGGTGTAATTGAAATAGATCCAGCAACTTACAAAGATTTCAAGAATAATCTAATTGAATTATCTACTAATAATCCTGAATTAATAAGAAGAGGTGTTGTAGGAATGTATGACACTTATGAAGTAGTAATGTCTAATGCATTATATAATGATGGAAGTCATAAATACTGCATGGCAAGATCTAAAGAAGCAGTTGCTTTTGCTGGTCAAATCAACAAAGTTGAATCAATGAGATTAGAGAATTCATTCTCAGATGGTATTCGTGGTTTAGATACTTATGGTATGAGTATCATAGCTCAAGATGAATTACAAGTTATAAAAATCCCTGTATAGTATATAAAATTAATTATATGGTAAGGAAAAAAATGTCCTTACCTTTTCATGTCTATAGAAGTATAAGATGGTGCAACTCCATCAATAGGCTAAAAGAAAGAGGTAAAAAATGAATTATTATGTAGCTAAAGCTGATTTAGTACCATACGAGGGAATAGTAGTAAATAAAGATACAACTTTAACTTATGAAAATGATAAGGTAAAACAAAAAATAGAAAATTTAGAATTAGAATCAGAAACAACAATTGAAACTAAAAAATTTAAAAGTGTAACAAAAATGACAGTACACTTAGAAGAGGGAGAAATACTATTGTTAGAGGGAGAGGGTAGAGGTTACTTTTTACCAGCAGAACCTGTTGATACAATAGAAAAAGTTATAGATGATTATAAAACATTAGCATTAACATTGGATGGTGATAATAATGACATTGAAAGAAATGAAGAACAAAGTTCTTAAATTAATAGAAGAAATAGCTCCTAATAGTGCAACTTTAACAAATGATCCAGATATTGCAGCTAAAATAAATGATGTAATTAATCAAATTCAAAATGAATTATCAAGAATAAAAAAAATAGCAGTAAGAGAAGAATTTGAAGTAACAGAAGGAGAAATAGAGGATTTTGATGACTGGTTAGATGATTTCTATCAATTGAATTTAATTAAAGGTGTAGAACATCATATAATTGATAAAAGTGTAGAGTTTTTGGGTGATGGAACAGCTCAAGTATATTATTACAAGTATCCAAAGCAAATAACAAGTGATACAGAAGATGATGAATATAAATTTGAGTTATCAAGAGATTTATTAGAAATAATGCCTTATGGTGTAGCAGCAGATTTATTAAAATCAGATATATCTGCAAATTATGGACAAGTATATTCAAATAGATATGAAACAATGTTACAAAGATTAGATCCAAGATATCATACTGGTAATATATGGATAGGTGATGATGTAGATGAGTTCTTATAGTGCAAGTGGAGGAGTACCAAGTGGAAACTTAGTAACAAGAAAAGTAGATGCATTTGCAGGTGTTGATTTTAGTAACAGTGATACAAATTTATCTAGAAGTCCAGACAGTTTAAATATGTGGAAAAATTATAAAAATAATAGTACTGGAATAGAAACAAGACCTGATATGGAGTTAGTTGAAGAATATAACAACACCATATTTGGTCTCTTTTTTTATGATATAGGTAATACAACACACAAAATAGTACATTCAGGAACAAAACTATATGATAATGGTAATGAAATATTCACAGGTATGAATTTAAAGAAAAGTCAGTCATTTATATTTAATAATATCTTTTATATAAAGGATGGAATCAATTATTTAGAGTATGATGGACAAACAATAAAAGAAGTAGAAGGAACTATACCAACTACTTCAATAGGAGATGCATCAGGATCAGGAACAACATATCAAGATGTAAATTTATTAACACCACTTAGAAAGAATCTAAGAATAGGTGATGGAGAAACAGTAGAATTTAAATTGGATACAGAAAATATAGATAGTGATTATGTAGTAACTGCAAAAGTAGGAGATTTAACATATACACAGGGTATTGATTTAACAGTAAATGCAGTAAAAGGCATAGTAACTTTTGATTCTCCACCACCAGCACCAACCACAGATGGACAACATAATGTAGAAATATTATTTAAAAAAACAGTACAAGGATATAGAGATAGAATTAACAAATGTAGTATGTTAGCAGTATTTGATAACAGAATATTCTTTAGTGGTAATGGAGATTATCCAAATGCTATATTTCATAGCTCATTAGAAGATCCAAGATATGTATCAGACTTAGATTATTATAATGAGGGATTAGATTTATCTCCAGTAAAAGCAATGGTACCTGGTAACAATGCTTTATGGGTATTCAAAGAGCCTAGTCAAGCTAATACTACAGTATTTTATCATAATCCAGTAATAGATAATAACTATGGTAAAGTATATCCTTCTACACATTCTAGTATTTCAACTGGATGTGTAGCAACAGGAATTAATTTTAATGATGATATAGTATTTTTCTCAGATAGAGGAATGGAAGCTATAAGTGGGGATATAACAACAGAACAAGTATTAGCACACCGTTCTAGTATGGTAGATAAGAAACTATTAACAGAAACTAATTATAAAAATATGATACTAGAAGAATGGGAAGGATATCTACTTGTAATAATAGATAATAAAGTATATCTAGCAGATAGCAGACAAAAATTTGAGAATATCAATGTTGAATATGAATGGTATTATTGGGAATTACCAAAGAATATTACAAGTACTCAAGTAAAAAATGGAGTACTTTATTTATGTGGAGATAATAACATTTATTCACTTACTAAAACAGATGGTGAAATAAATAGTTATTGGTCAACAAAGAATGATGATTTTAAATATCCACAATTTCAAAAGACTACCAATAAAAGAGGTGGAACTGCTGAAGTTGATGGAAATCAAATCAAATTAGAAATAAGAACAGATAATAATGATTATGAAGAAATAAGTACTTATGAAAATACAAAGGGTTATATAGTTTATAGAATAAAAAAGAAAAAGTGGAAAAAATTACAAATGAAATTCAGCTCAGAAACACCATTTAAACTAAATTCTTACACTTTGGAATCTTTCATAGGAGGATATATAAAAAGATGATAGGAGGAGTGAAAAATGGCAAGTTATAATGTGAATTATAATGATCAGAGATTTAAAAATGTAGAAAATGAAAAACAGTCAGAATTAAATAAATATAATCAAACCTATGATAGGTTAATTGATGAAAGAAATCAATTTACAAATCAACAACAGGATTTAGTAAATAAATGGGAAGATACTCAAAAGCAAATAGCAAATGATAATCTTAACCATCAAATAGATTTATATAACCAACAAAAAGATAAAGCTAATAGAGAATATCAAGATGAAGCTAAAGCAAGTTATATAGACTATCAAAAAGAAGTAGATAGATATGGAGTATCAAGAGAAAATGTAGTACAAAATGGACTATCAAATAGTGGATATTCAGAAAGTTCTAAAGTAGATATGTATAATACATATCAAAATAGAGTAGCATCAGCAAGAAAAAGTCTAAATGATGCAAAATTAGAATTTGATAATGCTATTAAAGAAGCACAACTTCAGAATAATGCAACATTAGCACAAAATGCATTAACTGCATTACAACAAAAGTTAAGTATAGCTCTAGAGGGATTCGGATATAAATCAGAGCAAGAAAACAATAGATTAAATTGGAATTATAACATTAATAATACTTATTATGATAGATATAAGAATGTAGAAAGTCAAATTAATTATGAGAATGAACAAGCAGAAAAGATAAGACAATTTAATGAACAAATGGCTTATCAAAAGAGACAACAACAACTAGAACAACAAAGATGGGAACAACAAATGGCTTATCAAAGGCAACAAGATGCAATAGCTAATTCTCAAAAATGGGCAAGTATAAATAATTCATCAGGTGGTGGATTACCTGACTTAACTGGAAATACTAGTAGTGCATTAACAACAGCATACTATAGTGGTTCTTATAATAAAGATGCTTTAACAAATGGACAAGTTGATAAAAATAAAGTATTTAGTAATGGCTATCAACCAAATAATGTAAATGGTAATAAATTAACTGGTTACACAAAAAGTGGAAAACAAGTTTATGCAAATGTTGTAAGTAAAACTTTGCAAGGAACAAAAACTACTACTAAACAAAAAGTATGGAAAGATACTAAAGGTAATTTGTGGTTATGGGATGGTACGAATAACAAGTATGTAGCATATAAAAAGTAAAAAAAAGACAATTTAATTGAGGAGGAAATATGGGAAATAAAGTTTATAATACAATAACAGGACAATGGGGAGAGGATAAAACAACAAAAAAATCAAAAAAAATTTCTAATATATCCTCAAATA